TCGGGATTGCCATTTTAAAGGGTTCCCCGAATTTGAGAAGTTACATTCATAAAGTTTCCTTTATGACGCTCCATTTATGTTTAAGGCAGATGCTCTATTCCGACTGAGCTACTGAGACATAAGTAGGTTCCTATCGCCGCCACTCCTGAACCTACCAAAGGAGAGTGTCGCAGTTGATTTCTCAACTCTGATATTATACTACTCCTTGGGGCAGTCGTCAACCCATACGGCACAGATTCTCATTTCACCCCCAAGCAGTTTTTGTGCCTCACTGCCGTCTGGTGTTTTCTCAACATACTTTGGTTTGTATTTCTTATCATATTCTTTGATAATACGGTCATACTCTGGAGTTACTTGGTCGATGGCACGACTTACATCACGACTTACTCTACGATTTAACTTCGCAGGATCTTTAATAACAAATTCGTTAAGAATAGTTTGTGGGAAATATTTTCTTTGAATCTCATCCAGTAAATCCCAAAGTCCATCTTCTGATACTCCAGTACATTGTGAGAGCACTGCAATAATAGAAGATAATACAATTCCTATTATTGCGTATTGTTTTATATCTGGTTTTTGTTTTCCAAACTTAAACATAAGAAAGGGGAGTTCTGCAGCACTCCCCTTATATATCAAACTTCTACCGTGATCAGTTTGGAAGCATATTCATGTGCATAAGATGTACGGGCACCATGATGCCCCCAACCAATCCAACTATACGCATAGTCCATGTAACGATTGATAGACTTACCAGGAATTTTCATCCTATCTTCAATCTCTTTCCATTGGACTTCATTTGTGAGATAACGAAGTTGCGTGTGAAGTGATGATGGCGAACCACCAAACTTCTTAGCAAAATCACCCAATCCATAATAACGATTGGCAGATGTCCATTGAATCAGTCCGTAACCGCCATAGCAGCTACCCCAACTGGTTCTGCTACCACCTTCACAAATATTAGGAACAAAAGTTGATTCCTGACGAATATTACCCATAATGGTAGCAAGGGCGTTTCTGTCTTTAATTCCAATGCTCTGGAAATATGCCAGAGTAGCATTTTCATTTTCATTACACCCTTTACAAATTAACCTTGTCTCTTTAGGTTTTTCGGGAGCAACCTCGCGGATTGCTGTCTTCTTTCCATCTACAAGATCAAACTCTTTAATAATAGAATAAGGTGCTTGTCCAGAAACTGGAGGAGGTGGACCTTGCATCTTGTAGTTGACGAATGGCAGTGATGCCGTACTGGTTGTAACCGATGCCAGAAGAGGCAGGGTTACTGTAAAGAAATTTTGCATTAAATTTGATTGAACTCTACATCCGTATAGGGAAAGCGCACTTCCCTCTTCTCAGAGGGCAGACCCCACGGCTCTAATTGTCACATCAAGGACTCATAGTGAAAAACCCACTGTGAAGTGGGTTTCTACATAATAAGTTAATATTTAGGATTTGTCAAGGTGACAGTTGAAAAAGTGTCTCACTAAATACAAGTATAGTTTATCCACCAGAACAATGAAAAGATTAGCATTAGTCTTTTCGTTATTCCTTACTACCCCAACTTTTGCAGGTGAAATCACACACAAAATCGTTGACTCAGTACAGTTAAATGTTCAGGGTGCAGCGGTACAATCAACCAGAGTAGGAGGACAATACTCCGTCTCAGGAACAAATATTAACGTTACAACTCTTGGAGGAGTTGGAACTGCTGGTTCTTATGACATCAACACAAATGGTGCAACGTTCACTTTTTCTGAATCATCAGTTACTGCAGATACTGTTGTTACCAATCAGTCGGCAGCTTCTGGAACAATTGCTTCTCCCAACCTTTATAGCGACTCTACTACTCAATTAGGAGGAGACAAGGGTTCTCTTGCAGGAACTCTTTCACCAACTGGTGTCCCTACAATCACAGCAGGTGGTCCTGGAAGCACAGGCACTGCACAAAGAACAGTTGAGTTAAGCGTATTCAAGTGAAACATATAACTCCCGTTTTGCTGCTTGCAACGGGACTTATTTCTCCTTGCTTTGCAGCACCTGTCACTCCTAACTTTACGAGTGGCACAATTACTTCTGAGACTAAAACACGTACTGAAGTAATTGAAACTATTAGACAAATAGAGTATTCAACTGGGACATCTTATACTGTCACTGGTACTAATATTAACATACCTGCTCGTCCAGAACCAGGTGCGAATTATAGCATAATCAATCAAGGTGCTCCGTTTCAGTTTAGTGAGACTTATCTTACACCTGGCGTGAGTAAAGAAACATGGATAGATCGAAAAACTACCGAAGATTCGGTAACAAATTCTATATCGGTCTTTACGCAATAATATTTTCTGGAACTGCATTTGCTCAGCAAGCACCTTCCAATACAAATATTGCTGGACCCTCAGCATCTGCTACAGGTAACGTAACCAACCAAGCAGTTCAGGTGTTACAGGGTCCTTTTGCCGTAAATACTTATGGTAATGGAGTTTCTTGTCAAGGACCAACAATCAATCTTCAGACCTTTGGTTATAATAATTTAAATTTAAGCAAAGATCCAGGAAGTTATCAAACTGGTTCAGTCAATGCTGGTTTGTCAGCAGGTTTCTCTATACCTTTAGATGGTTCTTTACAAGAACTTTGTAAGCAAAGAGTTCGCACTGAAATCACAAGACAACAAGCAGAAGCGGACAAAGCACGCCTCGATTTTGAATTAGTCAGACTATTGAAATGTGGTGAAGCGATTAAATCTGGAATATCTTTTCATCCAGATAGTCCTTATGCAAAAATCTGTGCAGATGTTGTTGTGAAGTATCCAAGAGTTCAGGATGTAGCAAATGGAAATAAATCCAATTCAAATAAGAAGTGAAGGACCAGTTATTATTCCAACAATAGAACCTCCTGTAACTCGTAGAGCAGAACGTTCTACAATTTATGGATTGGAAATTCCAATTGTTAATATTCCAAATCCATCAATAAATTATCCAGTCATTGATGTTCCAACTCAAGAGGAGTTTGATGCTGCAGTTAGAGCAGAACAAAGAAAACAGCAACAAGAGCAAGAAGAAAAAACTAGAGGTCTTCCTGATACAAATTCAATATTGCAACAAATAAAAGTTCCTCAAGAATCAGTTCAAGATAAAATAATTAAAGAAACCAATCAACCAACAACAGATTTAGGAGTACCCGTCATTGAAGTACCAATCGTCGGAGAAGTCCCTGTCCCACCTAAAGAACAGGTTATACTTGCTGGCACCACTGCTACTGCTTCTGTTGCTGCGGCTCTTGTTGGCAAATCTCTGGTGGAATGGATGGTAAAGAAATTTAAACCCATAGTCGAAAGAATCTTTGCCCAGATCAAGAAAAGATTGAGCAAAGATTTGACAGACTATGAGTTGCAACTATTTTTTGCTTATGAACACCAGCAAAAAATCAATAAGAAACTAAAGAAAGAATTCAAAAAACAGAAGTTAGATCAATATAAAAAAGCAAACTCAAAATAATTTAAGTTTAGGAATTGATAGTTTCTCAAATGCTTTATTAACTTGATTTTCTACAACTTTTCCTACAAACTGTTCTGGATTGTTGAGAATTGCTTCTGCCTTTCTATAAGTCACATAAGCACCATAACAAAGTGCTCCACTAATTGTCAGACTTGTTGCTGATAGAATGATCGCTAGATTTTTCATTTTTCATCTCCTCAAATGCTAACTTCAATATGTAGTAGATTATGTAAGCAGTAAATGCAAGACCGCAGGATAAAATTATTACAACTCCCCAAGGAAATACATCCATCAGTACTTACCTTCTACACAATAATCTGATTTTTTATTAGGGTTAAACTCTTTATAACCTTCTTGTGGTTTCATCCACCCACAACCAATTAACCATTCCATTGTCATTGGTGTTGGTCGAATTTGTTCCCAGAGTGGACCTTTGGCACACATTTCAAGTCTCTGTGCTGTTACATTCGATTGTTCCTCTGCCCAGTTTGCATCTGCTTCCCAAGGCACAGCACGTCCTTGACCCATACTTTCGTAAGAAAGTTTAGTCATCTTCATTACCCAAGCAGGTATTTCTGAATCTTGGTGAACTTGTGCCATAAAGGATGTTTTTAATCCACCACCCATACAATCTTGGACTGTATGCCATCCTTCATGACGCATTGTTCCTAAAAACTCTCTAGGATCCTTTAATAGTTCTTCATTCACAAAGAAACGATTATATTCTGGTTTATACAAACCCACAGTTCTTGGAGTAAAATATCTTGATGGTCCAACATAAACTGGCACATTCAATTTATCCAAACCTGTCAAAATAGATTTAAGTTCTTCTCTAAAAGTGTCGAATTCTTTACCAGATATTGCTGCAGATTCTGGTGTAAGTTTCTCAACTCCTTCAGTACATTCTAAAAGAATCATACAACCCATTGCTGCTAGACTATAAGCAGGCACTGTTGGTTGTTTCTTTTCTATTGAATTAGCAAATGATGGAAATACTAAAGTTAACGATAAACCAAGTGCTGTGAAAAATTTTTTCATTAGTTCCTTGCAACGTTGAAATAAAATTTCAACTCACATAAGAATTCTATAGAATACTTATCACTTACTTTTTCTTACCACCGTTCTTTGCTTTTTTAGCATTGGCATTGCCAGAGTTCTGCTTTTTGTTATTTGCAGACCCAGCACCACCAGAACCTTTTTTACCCTTATTTGGCGATTTAGACATTATACTCCTGTACGGGGTTGAACTTGACCTTCTAACACTTCAACTCTTTCTTCAAGAGAAGGTGCTGCCTCTACTTCTGGAGCAGGTGGTTCTGGTGGAGTTTCAACTACCACTCCTTCTCTACGTGGTTCTTCTTTTTTCTCATCATCTTCACCACCCTTCTTCATTGTGTTAATACCAAAAGTGGCAGCAGATGCAGTGAAGACAGTTGCAATAAATGTAGGGTCCATTTTGGACAGCATACCAGCATAACTAGCAGTTAGAAGAGCAGCAGACCAACTCAAAATGGCGATACGAATAACTTGTCCCATACACTTTTCCCTTTTGTTTTGTTCCATCAGTCCGTGCGATGAAGTCTGTAATATTTAGGAAATTCATCCTTTTTTCCAAGATTCACCTTCTGCTTTTCTTCTACGAGCAAGTCCTGCTTCTACATTTGAACCAGGATTACGATAGAGATATAAAGCATCAGGAACTAAATCCCATTCCTTATTCTTCAGGCGTTTAGTAATAGTATTAAAGTTATCACCACCGTAAAAACCGGCACCAAGATTATAAGCAAAGCTGAGCAGAGCTCCTCTTTTTCCATCTGACATTTCACTCCAATATGGAATT